CCAAGCCCATAAACACGCCACCAATTTGCCCAATATTCTGACGTTGCTGCTTTATCCCTTGCCTTCTCTAATTCCTTTACAATGCTTTCGTCAAGGGCTTCGTTGTCCAAATAAGTAAGCACCACATGGCTTGCATCGGGGTCGTTAATATATTCAGTCGTTAAGTAGAAATCTTCTGAAGGGTTATAGTCAGCAAATATGAAATCGCTTGTTCTAATAGCAAGCTGGATGAATGTTTCATGTTTGATATTATTGGCTTCATTAACGAACAGCACATGCCTTCGTGCACCCTTCATTTTTTCAGGAGCATCGGCTGAGAAGAATTCTATAAATGAACCGTTGTTGAAAGTATATTTTAAGCCTGACCTGTTGAAATTATTGTCGTTGAATATTCCGCACCACTCCATTATTTTCAAAAAGTCACGCATTGCACCCCTTTTTAAATGTGGCAAGCTTTCAGCAACAACACTGATTTCAGTCATTGGATGCTGGATAGCATGGTTGATAAGCAAAGGAATTATTGAAAAGGTTTTGGAACTACTTGTCCCACCTTGCACAATTCTATACCTGCCCTTTAGCGCTGCTATCTTTTTTTGAGCTGTGGTCTTCTGAAGCATTTACAATGAATAGCAAAGTATTTTTATTTCCAGCTTGTCGAATATCTTTTTTAAGCTTGACAAATTAATGTCCCCTTTATCATTCAGAAAGCGCCAATAAGTCGCTCGGCTTATTCCAGCGATAGCAGCAAGTTCAGCTGTGCCAATTTTGGCAGCCTTTCGCTTTAATTCAATTAAGTCAATTATTTCTTTCATTTGTTTAACTTTTTATAGCATATCGTGCAGACACTTCCTAAAACCTGCGTATAATCTTTTTCATCATGAAACCTATTCATGAAGGGTTGAGCTTCTTTCCTTTTGCATAAAGATAACCCATTCTCATAATAGTGCGTGACATTCTTAGAAGTTATATCAATACTCCAACCCTTTTTATTATTGCTTTCCATATAATTAACTGATATTCATTAAACATTTTATTGAGCTACCTAGCTTTACATAATACCTTATTTTTATTGAGCAAAATGCGAATTGATCACCGAACAAACAACCACTTTTTTAATCTTTCAAATCTATGCCTGTAAATATTGGCTGCTCAATTTGAATATTGATGTCGCTTCTTTCTATATAGCCACGCTTCTTTCCTTTGGTTTTCAAGTAGAAAATAATCGCTGTCGTGTCCCCTTTTGTTATTTGGCTCAACAGCTTACTCTCTGCAAAGTCCAGCGCTATATCACCCAAAGCTTCAGCTCGCTTTTTATATTCGGGGTCGCTGTCTAACCATTCATAGTGCGTTGCCCTTGCCACTCCAACTGCTTTGCAAGCTGTGGTTACTATTCCAAGCGATTGTTCCAATGCTGCAATCATTTGTTCTTTTCTGATGTCTGTATTTGTCTGAATCTTATCAGGGCTAACAGCTTTTTTATCAGTCAGTTGAATAGCTTTTTTACTTTTGGCTTGCATAGTTCATTTTTTTATTGTTGCTTTGTTGACACAAAAGCGCAGTTCTTTTTTTTATGCGGTGGTAGCTTAACCTGAAAGCGCTTGGCATTCCAGCCAAGAGACGAAGTTCGAAACTATCCCACTGCTCCATTTTTTCACTGCTTGCTTCTTTCCGATACTTTTATTCTTTGCCCTTTATACATGCCTGCATTTAGCTCATCTATCTTGCTGAAGGGAATTATGTCCAAAGTTATTTTACAAGCCTTGTCAACCAGATAAATATACCTGAATTGGTTTCCTTCTTTGCGCTTCGCTCCTGTGAAGTCCACCTTGCTTGTTCCATGCTTCGCTTTAGACTTTCCATTTGGCAGTTCGTAGATAGTTGAGTTTTTGTTGATCCCACAAAGCTGGAAGCCTGAAGCTCGGTAAATTGTTCCGTCACCGCACTGCGTTCCGTCTGCATAGCTTAATATCCATTTTATTTGCGGTGCATGTTTCCTGATAAGCTTGATAGTAATTGCTATGCAACGGCTCTCGCTATATTTAGGAAGATAGTCATCAAAAGCCATTCTGTTCAATTCTAAAAAGCTGTTCCAACCTTCATTGATAGTCATGCCTGTGTCCACAAAGACGATGCAATTTCTTTTATCAATGCTGTTGCCATATTGTAAAATTCCATGCAGCTTACCGTCTAGGAAGCATCCAAAATGCAAAACAGAATTCATCACGAAGCTTCCTGAATAGTGATATATCTTGCAAAATTCATTTGCAGTCTTTGCATCAATGACCTTAACGATAATTTCCTTAACTCTACTCATTTTTTTTGACCTTTCTGCTTTCTAAAGTTTGTCGTTTGCCTCTAAGCATTCCAGCACCTGCTTTGTCTATTTCATCAAAGGAAAGAACAGGAACTGTCAGCTTGCAAGACTTATCAATTAAATAAATATATCTCAGCTGGAATCCTTCAAGATACTTTGAGCCTTCAGGGTGCGAAGCCTTGCCGTTGTTTGAAAGTATGGCTTTGCCCTTCGTGAATGTCATGTGCGCTCTTATTTCACCATTGGGCAACATGATAATTCCTTTGTTCTGCTTTATGGCTGTCAAATAAAAGCCCGATGCTCTATAGATAGTGCCGTCCCCTGATTGAGTGCCGTCAGAATAAGAAAGCACCCACTTCACCTGCGGTGCGTTTTTCTTTATTAGCCTGAAGGCAATTGATATACACCTTGATTCGCTGTTCTTTGGCAGGTAGGAATCAAAAGCCATGCGATTGAGTTCTAACATCTCGTTCCAGCCTGTGCCTTCAACTAAAGGAAGCGCTTTCTCTTTTATCATTGGAGAACCAAAGCTCATAACACCATGAAGGCGGTTGTCTAAAAAGCAACCAAAGTGAAGCGTTGAGTTTGGAACAACCTTCTTTGAATAGTGGTTTTGTCTGACAAAATCATTTGCCAGCTTAGAGTTAATTACTTTGACAACTATTTCTTTAGCTCTGCCCATTGCTGCACAATTAATGCAAGTGCGTTACCGTTGCTGTTTTCGTTTTCAAAGAATTCACCAAACTTATATTCGTCAGTCTGCTTGATGTCTTCCATTGCATTTTTAATTATTGTGGCTTGCTCGTCTGCAAGCGTGAATGTCATTTGTTGAAAGGGTGGTTTCTGACCGTCTGCTAAACTGAAGCCTTCTCCAAACTTGTCTGCATTCACGTCAAAGCCCACTATATCCAAGCCCCAAACTGTTAGCAGTTCTGTGTCCCAACCATTCGCTAGTTCATCCCAAGCCCATTCTCCAAAGCCCACGTTGTCTTTTATGATAAACTCGTTCTGCTGCGCTTCAGTTAAGTTGCTGGCTTTAATGATTGGCACTTCTTTCAAACCTGCTTCTTTGCATGCCCTTAACCGCATGTTGCCACCAAGCACAACCATATCTTCATTCACGACAATTGGTCGCAGTTGAAGCATTGCTGGAAATTCTTTAATAGACTTGACAAGCTTTTGAAACTTCTCGTCCTTTATGAAGCGTGGGTTATTATCATTCAGCTTCAACAAATTAATTGCTACCTGCTCAATCATTTTGTTAATTTTTTAAGGTATTTTTTATTCTCAGCTTTCACTTCTTCCTGCTTCAGCTTGTCGATATCAGGAAGTATTTTGAAATACAAACGCACTGTTTCGATAAGCCTATAAAATGCGATTAGCACTAAAGGAAAGCTTATACAAAAGGAAACAATAAAAACCCAATGAGGGTGAAGGCTGTGGGCAAATAAGAAAGCAGCAGCAGTAAAACTTCTGCCTGAAAGCATCCACAACCTAAGTGCGAAAGCTTTAAAAATCTCAAACTTTATTTCATTCATGCAACAAATATTAAACTATTATTTTACTTTTCAATGCTTTTTTTTAGCTCCCTGCACTTTTGCAGATAGAGCGCTTTTATTTCTATCAGTTCATCCCTTGACCATTTATAGAACCTTTTCTCCTGCGCTTCTTTTTCCAAAGCTTCAACAGCTTCATGTCCTATTTTTGCAACAAGTCCAATTCTATAGTTGAATTCATTTCCACCAATATAAAAGTTGCACTTCCTGCACTGCTTATTGACATTCAATTCGTGGAAGATAGTGCCCGAATAAAGCTCGGCTTTCATATAATGCCCACCGTCCCAAATTTGGCTGCTGGTTGTTCCGCAACTGATGCACCCCGATTTATGATCACGAAGCCTGCAATAAAGTTGAAACTGTTTTTTAGCTTCTGCTTCATATTCCGAGAGCTTCTTAAACTTTTGGTCAAATTCTGCCCTTTTCAACTGCTTCAGTGCTTGTTCAACTTTCCTGCTGCTGGATGCTTCTTTCTTTGCTTTGGCTTCCTGCTGAAGCTTTGCAAGGGCTAAACTGCAATCAATGCAGCAAGCCACCTGCAAGCTATTGAAAGGCATGAAAGGAGAACCGCAATGTCTGCACTTTTTTTTCTTTGGCTTCATTTTATATCAGCATGAATAGTTATGTTTTTGTCCATTGTTTCCGAAAGAATAGTATTTGGTGAAATCATGTTGTGCTTTTTTATACTAATTCCTTTTATATCTTTAAAATATCTTTCAGGACAATAGTTTAACATTTCAATTAAATGACAGCCTGTTACGTTTTTCCCAATAAACATTTCAATCTTTGGGGTTGAATTCCAATAAAAAGTTCTCATAATTAAAACCTCACTTTTTTAGGGAGAACAGTATATTGCCACAGGTAACTTTTATAAGGAATGTTTTTGAGATTAAGAAAGCGCTTCCTCATAAATGCCAGCTCCTTCAAAGTATTTCTTCTGCTTAATATTTTCATTTATTTATTTTATTAAAGACCTACGATATTTTTCTTTCGCATCATATCTAAGGTGGCAAAGCTGGCACAAAGCTTTTAGCCTTTCGTCTTGAACTTCATGGTTTGTTTCGTCATGGTCAAGGTGGGCTATTGTTAAAATAACCTTCACTTTTTTAGGGTTTGGAACTTGCTGAAGTTTTCCGTTTATCTTCTTTGCTTCGATAGACTTTGGCATTGCTTCAGCTTCTTCAAAGCTCCTAAACCAACCTGATGTTTTGCCTTTATATTTGACAGCCCAAACTTCCTCTAAATGCACATAGTCGCACCCTTCGCTTTCGCACATGTTGTTTGCCCTTGCCATTATTCTCGGTCTTATTTCCTTCAACCAATTAGCAGGATATTTTGTGTAATCTATTGGCATAAAATTTTTATTTAATATTCAACCCCACCCCAAATAAGTATCTGAGCTTCATGAATTCCATGTGGAAGTTTAAACCAAGCTTGGAAGTCTTCGTGGTTCAAACCGTCATTTTTTGCCAGCTGCAAACTTCCTATTTGATAAAGAACTGAATCAGTGTCTTGCTTCATAAACCTGCACCCTTGACTTGAACTATAAATTAAAACATTGATAGTTCTTATGCTTCCTGTCCAAAGCTTTATCTGCTTACTTCGATATGGCTTGCCACTCCAAACCGCCACTGTTAGTTCATCCTGCGGTTTAAAATGCCTGCCCATGCGAACAGTGTGGTGCTTTGGTTGAAAATTATCCAATGAAAGGCGTGGGTTTAATTCTCGGTTTTCATCAGCGAATATTTTATTTATTGACTTTAAAAACTTTTCTACAAAGTGGGTCGGCTGACCTTGCTTTGGATGCCCCTTCATAAAGGTTCTGCTCAATGTTCTAACTTTTGCCATTACATTGACTGTTTTAAAAGAGTTAATTTTTCTTTGTCTTTTATTTCCTGCTGCACTATTTCAAAATATTTTTTATAGTCTATATATTGCATAATAGCCCTGTCCAATAAATTGTTAAGAACCTTTGGTGGAAGTGCATCCACTTCCCAACTCGTAGCGCCATGTTCTTCAATAAAGCCTTTCGCTCTTGGGTCGGTTGTTTTTGCTGGATTGGGTGGTGGGTTATATTGCTCAATTTGTTCTTTAGTCAAAGCAATTGGTATAACTTCCAAAGGAAAGAAGTCGTAATCTTTCTGCGCAAATTCCAAAATTCTATCCTTCACGTCCCTTATCATGTCCATTCCTGAAGGGTCGAAGTCCCCTAAATAAAAAATAACAACTGCTGCTCCGTCTTGGTCTTCTTCTTTTAAAATATCGCTGATGCCATATTTAAATCTATTATAAGCTTCAAACATTGCTGAAGCAGAACTGTAGCCTCTATTCACCACAATTGGAATGTGGAACTTTTCTGTCACTCTTTTTAAAACTCCTGACAAAGCATCCTTTTCAACCCACACTTCAATGTAAGTGTGCTGCCCTTTCATTCTCGGGAGCTTATATTGGCTTATCAATGAATCAATCGCATCTGAAGGGCTGTCCCAACTTGAAGGCTTGCTCGGTTTTCTTAACCTGTCTTCAATTGCATCCCAATCAACTATGCCACCCATTCTGCCCTCTTTTAATAAAGTTGAAAGCTTTGAATATTCAGCCAGCTTGTTAGGTATAATATCCCTACTAACCAATTGATAATACAGCTGCCTTAAAGTTAATTTGTAGCCGTCTTCCTGATATTCATTAATAATCTCATTAATGGTTTCAAGTCTTTCTTTGTTGGATTTGGAAAGCCTGATTTCTCTAAATTTAATTTTGCTCATGTTTTTGGTTATTGGTTTTTAATTTCTCCGTTATTATTATTAAACTTTTTTGCTTCAGCAGCGCACCAAAATAGAACTGCATAGTTGCAAGATTCCTGTTTCAATCTTGGGTGGTCTTCGCCTTGCTCCATATTTTCAAGCTCTATCTTAATTCGCTTGACTTCGTTAATGTTTGCCCACTTCTGTTCCTTTTCTTCTTCTAATTGGTTGTGGAGCATGGCTTCAGCATTGCCTCTATAATTAAGCCAATGGTCAGCAGTAATAAGTCCCTTTTCAACCAAATAATTATACCGCACATTTCCAAAGTTCAAGCACTTTCCTGTCCTTTTATATTCTGCCAGCATTTCAGGAAGCATGTTGTCAAAAATCTGTTTGGCTTTTTCTTCATGGCTTTCAACTGCTGGCTTTGGTTTATTTAAAGCCTGAAGGGCAAACTTCCTTTCTTCTGATTTTAAATAGCCCCTTATCCATTCATTGAAAGTGATCACTGACAGCCCAAAATAATCACCGTAAGTTTTCCTAACTCCAAGCCTGAAAGCTTCACCGATTTCATTTAGCTTTGCAACTTTAAAATCTCGCTTAATATCAGCGGTTAAAATGCTTGTCAGCTGATTCAAAGTTTCAGAATCTAAATTCTTGTCCTGACCTGCTTCAAAGAATGAAAGCTTAACTTTGTTCCTTAAATAGTCAAACAGGGCTGTTTCTGTCGCTTCTGTTGCGCTGATTCCACTCAATGCTGCCACATATATATTTATAGCTTTTGAATGGCTTAAATCGCCTAAATGGCTGTTTTCTGTTTTTTGTAATTCTTTGCTCATTTTTTTAAAGGTTTTTTAGTCTTTCAATTCTGCTTTGATTTTCATTCGCTGCTGGAAGCGCTGGCTTTTGATTTTCGCACCACTTATTCAAAGTTAAATAAACTGAAACGTATTTTTTAGTCAAGTCTTTTTTATTCTCCATGCCTTCCAGCACTTGCTTAATTATTTCTTTTGAAAATTTATTTTCAATTTTAAAAGCTTCTTCAGCTGTGAGTTGATTTTTTAAGCTTGCAACATTTGAAAACTTGCTTTCAATTAAAATTTGAAGTGGGTGCTTCTCATTATTATTATTGTTAAATAATAATATATCATTAACCTTTACTGTATCTTTTACTGTAACAGTTGAATTTGTTAAGCCTTGTTCAGCTTTGTTGGCTTCTGTTGAAATATTTTCAACAAAATGAACATCTGTTGCTTTTGTTCCTTTTTTCTTTCGAGCTTCTGCTGAAGCCTTGCCTGCGTTGCTTCTTCCAATTAAAGTTTGCTCCCACTTTTCTAAATCTCTTTTGAGCTGCTGCCTTAATGGAATGAAAGAAAGTTCTGTAATTCTGTCGGGTGCTTCAGGATTCAAGTCATTTACATATCTAAATAAATGCTTGACTAATCTTCCAGCTTCTGCATCTTCTAAGCTTTCAAAATTCTCAATCCAATCGGTATAAATTAATACCACTTTTTTATCTTCTGCCATGAATAAAAAAAAGCTTTGCCCTCAGGAAATGCAGTCCATCAGGCAAAGCTTTGAATATTTTATTAATAAATAACATACTGCATTTATGTTTATTTGAATTCAAAATTAAGCCTTTTTTTCAGGTGTCAAATACTTATCCCTGATTTTTTGTTCATTCAGGAAGCGCTTAACAATAACCTGCAAATTATCAAGGTGTTTTTCTTTTATTCTAACTTGAAAGACTGTTGTCGGCTCGCCTTTCTTTCTTCCAGCGCCTGCTCGCTTTCCACCCCTTTTATCTTTTGGTTTCATTGGTAACTGTATTTGATATTGATAAATGCTCCTGTGGCTGCTTTTCATGCTGCTGCGCTGGCTTTTCATTCCTTGCCTTTATGATTCTGCCATAAAGCTCAAAGTCGAAGTTACAGCGCTTGTAACCATGAAGCGGTTCAAAACTTCTGCTATTCTGCATCGCTGCTCCTTTCTTCTCCTGCATGGAATATCCTTGATGCTTCGCTGCCGTAAAACATTTGTGGCGCTTCAGGTTCTTTGCGAAGCATTGGTGAAAATATGCCAGCGCTTTCATCAACTTCAGTTTGCGTTTTGGCTTTATATTCTTCAGCTAGTTTTTCATTGGCTCGAATGCTGGAATCTAAAACAGCCATGATCCTGTGAGTTTCAAAAATGCCTTCTAAAAGTTCCCTATTCAAAGACTGAAAATTTGGGTTTTGAGCCTGCGCTAAAATGTAGTCAATTTCCTTGTCAGTATGCTCCTTGTATTTTGATATGGTCATGGCTTAATTTTTGGGTGTTAAAGTAATAATAATATGTAAGCTTCCAAAGCAGCAAGCGCCTTGTAAAAAATTGTTAGCATCAAAGCTCATAGTGGTCATGTTATCTGAAAGCAGCTTTAAGTTCTTTGCTGTGCAATAGCCTTGCAAAGCCACCTGTGATTCGCTTAACCTTATGACATAAAAGTCGCTCAAATCATAGCGCTTTGAAAGCTGGTTAAATAATTTTATTTGCTTCTTCATTTCTTAGTTAATTAATGCAGGAAAGGCTTTTAAACCTCTCCTGCGCTGTTAAAAATTATTTGCCTATAAATTGATATTGAACTTCATTTGCTTCAACCCACTTCATGATTTCGTCATAGCCTGCGCTCGCCATTGCAAAGCCCGATCCTGTCATTAAAAAGTCGGCTTTCTTTTCAGCTTCCTGTGGCGCTGCAACGTGGTTTGTGAATCTTGTAATTCCATTGAATAAACCCCATAAAGTGTTTCCTTCTAAGCCAATTTCAGTCTGCAAGCTTCCTGCAAATTGGTTGACAATATTGAATTTGCGTGTCGAAACTTTTTCGCTGCTGGCATTGGGGTCAACTTTGAATATCTTTCTAATAACTGCCTCAATCATTTCATCTTTCAATTGAATATCAGCCATGCGCTTAAAGTTATCCATTAAGTCGTTGTCCAGCTGTAATGCCTTGCGTAAATCGGCTACTGCTGCCTTTATTCTTTCCTGTGCACTTTGGGTATGTCTGAATTTAGAAAGGTCTTTATAAGCCTTGTAAAAAGTGTTTTGACATATTATTACTGTGCTGCTGCTTCCAAAGCCTATCGAAGAACTGCCGTCATGAGAATTCAAACCTGTTATCCAGCGTTTCACGTTGCTGTTTCCAATGAATGAATCAGGAAGTTCAGCCTGAAGATAAACCTTGCTTCCACCTGCAAGCTGACCGCCTCTTTGAGTTTTAAGTTCCAATTGATCGGTTGCCTGAACAATGGTTTCAGCCAGCTCGTAGTTCTGCATTGGAGCGTAGCGGTTTCCTACTGTGCCTAACCATTTACCTGTGTCGTTGCGGAACATTCCAAAGCTCTCTGTGGCTTTGTTGTCTGCTGCAAATAAAGGCTCTTTTTTCACTGTCCAATTAAGACCTGTGGCTTCTAATAGTTCGAATGTTGCTAAATTAAAGTTTTCCATGTTTTTTGAGTGCCGTCTGTGGCTGTTTATTGGTTTTTAGTTATTAATTATTTCAAATTCTGAAAGCCCTTGTTGAGCGAATAGTTCAGTCAAGCAAGCTGTAAGTTCTTCCTGCATTTCTTCCTGATTATTGCCAAAGAAAATAAAGCTCCATACGTTTGGAAATTTGCGTTCCATTTCGCAATCATAATGGTAAAATGTATTTTCAATATCTCTTAAAGTTTCTGCTGCTCTTCCTGCTTCTAAGCAAGTGAAAGAAAGCTCCAAAGTTTTTTTTTCTTCGTTCATGGGGACAAAGATATGATTAGTTTTGAATTATATATACATAAATCAAAAGAAAGACACAAGCGTTTGAAAGTCAAGCCCATAAAAACCAAAAAGGGAGCAATTAAGCTCCCCTTTATTCAATATCCTAACTCCTGTTTGGCTTTATACTGCGCTGCTTGCCTTGCTTCATATTTAGCGCCACGAAGCGCTGGCTGTTCCTCTTGGAGCTTCTGCCTTGTCCTTCTGATGCTTTCAGCACTTGTAAGCTTTCCAGCAGCATAGTAAGCAAGGAAGTCAGGAAACAAAGTGGGAGCTGCTTGCCTTTCGATTTCATTTCTCCAAATAGCAGCACAAAGCTTTTCATCGCTATCCCTTAAAGCTGGCTCTTTAATAAGCCACTTTTCAACTATTGGTTTAATAATTAGTTTCATCGCATGGTTTATTTATTCTGTGAATTAATGACTTTGAAACTTTGAACTTAATGGAATAGTGAGCTGGAATTTGAATCGGCTCTTTTCTTCTTATGTCCTGCCCGATTTTAGCTTTCTTTTTTATTGAAAGGAATGAGCCAAAGCCACGAATGTGCGTGTCCTGTTTCTTCACTGCTGCTTTGGTTATTTTTCTTAGCAGGCTTTCCACTATTAATTCAACTTGGTCTTTAGTCATGGAATGTTCAAGTGCTAGTTCTTTGATTAAATTTGTTTTTGTCATGGTGGTTGATTTTAAAAATTAGTTTCTAAATATTCTTTGCACTTTTCAATTCTTTTATAAAGCTTCTCAATTGCTTCAGCATCATATTTTATCTCAATTGAAAAGTGCCTATCAGCTAAAGGAATTTCAACGAAGCCTGCCCTTATATATCTGCAATTATCGTCAATGTCGAATATCCCTCTGCGCTGGCTGTATTCATCAAAGGTCTTTAAATCATAAACGTGGTTAGCTATTATTTGAAGCTCTACCCATGAAGGGGTGTTGCCTTCAGCATGGTTGTAGCTTTCTCGCCTTAACTCACCTTCAACAATATGATAAGGAGTATTAATAAGGCAATAATCAAAGAAGCAAGTCTTAGCACCTGTCAATTCCATATATCCTTGACCTTGCCAATAATAGTTTTTTATCAAAGCTTTATTTTTTGCCCTGAAGAAAGTGAAAGCGTTCCATGAACTTTTAGTGTCCCTGATCACGTCAGCTTTCTCAATTGATTCTCCTTCAAATAAATCGGGCGTTCCTTTTATATAGGAATTCGACAAGTGCTTTTCGTTCTTTTTGAAAACTTTTTTAAGCTTCCTGCTGACTGTGGTTATAGCATCTTCTTCAACTTCATTTCCTTTGCTTAATATGCTGGAATTAATTTCAGTGAAGCGGTTATACATATTGGAAACATAAATGTCAACTAAATGCGTTTTAACTGTTTCACCTAAATTGCCAGCATCTTTGTCCGCTTTGCTTTGAGGCTCGGACATTATTAGTCCAAGCCCCGAGCATCTGAATAAAATATCTTTAGCTTCCATTAAAATTGTGCTCCTTTCTGTGAATAAGCAGCGCTTACTTCTTCATTGTTTAAAGCCTTGACTTCAGCTTCCAAATTCATAAGCTCATCCACCGAGCTTGCATCTTCTATCATTAAAAGTAAGCGCTCTGCAAGCTTGTCAACTTCTGCTTCAGGTTCATTATCAATATAAGTTACCGAGCTTGCCTCTGCATCGTTTATAACTGCTTGGTCTGTAACAATTGCTGTTTGCATCTCAATTGAAAGCGGTGCATATCTTGAAAGCAATAATTTCAGAACGGTCTTTTTTGCCATTCCGTCAAAGTCAGTTTGCCAAACTCCTTTTGCAAATGTTTTGCTGTATTTTAAGCCATGACTTTTTATTTCTGAAGCAGACATATACAAAGTTGAATCAAAGCCATTAGTCAGCTTAAAATAGGCAGCGTAGCCTATTGGTTGACCGCTTGCTGGAATAGTAAAGTCAAACTCAAAACCTGTCAATGGGTTTGCAGTCAGTATTTGCCCTTCAAAAATTGGTGCTGCTGAAAGCTTAGTGAATTGACCTGACCTTTGAGCTAGTTGAATAAAGCCCTTATAACCTAGCTGAAACTGTGCAAGCTGCTTGAAGCTTCCGTCCTGCTGTCTTGCATTATAAGGAACAATGTAAGCAAAGCCTAAGTTGTTATTAAGTGGCAAGTCAAGCGTTGCAGCAGTTGCAGCAGCGTTGAAAATTGATGCAGGGTCTGCGTTTGCCAGCATGGTATTCTGACTTACTATTTGCAAGACCGAAGTAATAAAAGCGGATGAACGCTTTCCTAATAGTTCCTCAAACTTTGCTTTGACAGCAGGTGCTTGAAAAAAAAGCTTTGCGCTTTGTGGCTGTGCGGTCTGAACCGCTGTTGTTGTTTTTGTCATTTTGTTTTTTGATTTATAAGTTTATTAACTCGTTTCCTTCTTCAATATATTCTTTGATATACCTTTCTTGATTTTCTTGCAGGAAGCTTGCAAGTTCAGTTTCTGTTAGTTCAATTTCCTTTTGAATGTGATCGCCATTTTGGTCACATTCGTCATGAATAAATAGGCTGCCATATTTTGAAAGCACAAAAGCTTCCAAGCTGGAATATCTAAAAACTGATTCATGCCATAAAGGGTTAATGTCATTCTCATTTCCTGCAATGCACCAAGTTGCAAAAATCAACTTTTCATCTTTGGAAGTATTGTGCGTTTCCAAATAAATTCTATTTTGTTTTTTTTGTGCGCTGGCTTCATAGCCTTTTGATAAAAATTCTATTTCAGAAAGAGCTTTATAAAACCATACTGCAAAGTAAGGAGTTACTTCTAAAATGGTTTGTTCAACTAGCTTAATTAATTCAAGCGCTTCAGAATAAAAGCCATAATCATTGAGAAGCTTTGCGCTTCCAAATGTCAGCTCTAACTTTTGAGTATTTATCCCTTCAGAAATATCTAAAAGAAATTTTACCTGCTGCCTTTCCTTTTCAACAATTCGTTTCATAAGCTGAAAAGTTAGCTGTTGATTTTCTGACAGTTTCTGAATGAAGCTGTCGGTTGTAATTGAAAGCTCCGAGCCTTCCATTACATTTGTTTTGTTTTTTATATTTGTCATTTGTTTATTGGTTAAAAGCCTTCAGGAATGGAGGCTTTTTTTATTCGTCTGCTATCATAATAAACAGCGCCATGATTCCAATAAATGAGAAAGCGAAAACCGCTATCAATAGAGTTAAAGCCATGCCAAAAGGCAAGCTATCAATTAAAGAAACAAGGCGCTGCATCATGTTGTTTTTTATTAATTATTGAGCAAATATATACATGAAAAGTTAATAAGCAAATGATTATCAATAAAATTTTACTACTAGCTGAAAGTAAATATAAGACGCTTGGAAGCCTTGACTTTATTAGAAAGCCAAATTTAAGAAGAATAAAATATTTTTTTAGAAGATTGCCAGCAAGGCAACAGCTGAAGCAGAAACTGCCAATATTTGAACTATAACTAACCGCTTTTTAAGCCTTGAAGCTTGGAGTTTATAGGCTTGGTTTTGCAACCTTAATTCACCAAGCTGCTCTCCCTTTATTCCTTGAATAATTAACAGCGTTTGAATCTTCTGTTCCTTCACTTTTATTAAGTCTTTACAAGCGCTGTCAAGCGCTATATACTTATCAAGTTCATTTGCTATAAGGTTGACTGTCTTTGCTTGCTTGTGCGTTATGTAAATAGCTGAATCGGTCAAGGTTTGACTGAAGCAATAAGAAGTTGTCAGAATCAGGAAGGTGAATAATTTTAATAGCTTCATTTGAATAATAGTTGTTAATTGTTTTTTGCTTTTCAATTATCAAAGTTTCAGAACTTCCAAGCGAATCAAATTTTTTTTGCTGCATTATAAATTCATTCTCCAAACTATCCATTTTGTGGTTTGTATGCTTATAGTCCTTTGAAACTTTAAAACAAAAGTAGCAGATTAAAACAAATATAATAACCACAATAATTTCAAGTAAATATTTCATTTGAAACGTAAATAAGGAATGAGAGAATAAGCAACTTGAAACCAGCAGGAATAAATAATAAAAGCAAGCCACCAATCCATGCCACCAATATAAACCGATAAGCACATTGAAAGAACCCACAAAGTTTTAAAGAAGTGGAAAGCATCAGTAAAAATAATAAGTGGATAAATTCTCCACCAACCTTTTGGCTTCCATGTATTTTTATTGTTCCAAGCTTCCACTGTCCACCACTTTCCCCAATGGTTAAGTTTGCCATGATTTGACAACTCGCTTATTGCATTTGAAACCCCTATAAAAGCTACTAAAATATAAATCATTTTTTGCGTTTGGGATAAGGATATTTTGAATACTTTTCTTCAATTATTTTAACAAGTTTTAAGCGCTCCAAATCATGCTGTTTGATTCCTGCCTTCTGTTCATTCGTTAAAGGCTTTAGCTCGCCTGCTTTCATTTGATTATTAAGACTTGGTTATTGTTCCTGCCTTCTAGGAAAGAAATGTGAACCCATGAATAGTCATACTCATTGATAAGCTGCTTGAATTTTAAGTTTGCTTTGCACCAATCAAACAACTTTTTATTTTCTTCTCTGCTTCCAGCATCCATGTCAATTGAAGCACCAATCATGTGGTCGCTCGTTGCGCTTCCACCAACTGCTTTGTTCAATTCCTTACAGCGATAGAATGAATTTACTTTTATTGGCTTGCCATACCATTCACGAAGTGGCTCAAAGCAATTGTTGGCAACAGCTTCCATGTTCTTCAATATTTCTTCACTTGGAGAGTTGTCAATTTTTAACCTGATTGCAGTAATTGACTTGGTGGCTTCGTCAGCCGATATGTGCTTACTTATCATTCTCATATTAAAATTTTATTCTGCTTTCCTTTGCAATACTGCAAACAGATTTTTAAGCAAATCAACTCCTGTAATAGCCTGAATATTTTCTCGCATAGATTGCAGCTCGCTTAGAGCAATTATTGCAATCAAGGGCTTTACTAATGGCACTGAATCCCCAAAATAAACCTCACATAACCTAACAGTTGCAATGGCTATCAAATAGCTAGAGCCTGTGTAAAATTTTTTTATCATTTGCCTGCTATTCAAAGTTCCTAGTTTGTGCGCTTTTATCATTCCTGTGATCCAATCGAACATAACTAAAGCTCCGACAAATAATAAGCTAGTAAGTATTGGGGATAAGTAAGAAATTAACCCACTGACAAATATTATAAAATACTTTTCTTTCACTATATCACTAATTTTTTTGGTTTATAATCTATTAAAGGTAATTCTTTTACCCACTCACTATTTGTTTGCTCAACTTCTTCTAAAGAAATTATCCAAATATTATTTGAATCTTGTATAGGGTTAAACTTAACTCCGCTTTCAACTTCCTGACCTATCAAAAAATCTTTTTCCTTTTCAGTTAATTTTGCTACTTTCATTTTATACGTTTCTTCCTAAAGTTGTTTGCATCGCTTGAAAATCGGTATAATAATTAGCTGCATCGGTATCGGTGAATCCTTCACCTATTGAGAAGCCAGAATATTCTCTATCACTAAAAAAACTACTGCCACCTCTTGAACCTAAATAAACATTTGAGCTTGGAGTTATTGAACCTTGCGGAAAATTGTTTATAACTTTTGCGGCGTTTTTATATCCATTAACATTGGTTGCATTGATTCTACTTCCTAAATGAAAGCCTTGACTATTTGTTAATGCTAAAGCACCATAACCACCACCTTGTTCAAAGTCAATATAAAAAGTGCCCCCAAAATTTCCAATAAAAAACAGAGAAGCAGCGCAAATATCAAAATACACATTGCTATCCAAAGTCCTTGAATAAAACATGAAGTGTAAGCTAGCAGGGTCTAAGTGTGCGTTAGGATTAAAATGAGTATTAGCAGTTCCGTTTACTCCATTTCCTTGTATGCCATTTGCACTAAAATTCCAACCACCTAAGAACTCTAATCTGTGCGCTCCATTGCTATTTCTTGGGTCTATTGAGTTGAATTTACAAGTGTTTGCAGAAGCCCCAAGCATAGGATATAAGGCTTTTAATTTACTGTAATATCCTTTTGCTTTTGCATTTATAACAAACGTATTGTAAGCTGTTTTTTCTAATGGGGATAAACTTCCTGCTGCATTAAAAAAGGCTTCTGCATCGGGGTCAAAACCACCACCACCTCCACCAAATCTTTTTATAAATGGTAGCCCATATCCATATCCGTAAGCCTTCATACAATTAGTCCATATTTCCTAAAGCGAAACCTGAACCTGAACTAACTGTCAAGCTTTTTATTCCTTTAGAATTATGTGCAAATAATATTGTCCCAGCTTTCAAAGTTTCCCCTGAAATATTCCACAGCGCTATTTGGTCAATATCATCTTCATCAGTGAAAGATGTAACCACAGCATCCTCTTGAAGCACTGCTATCTTATAATCGCCTGCTGTTATTGCCTTGCCTGATTTAAAGAACTTGCCAACAACATGACCGCCTTGCAATATATCTAACTGATTGTTTTCCATGACTTAAAATTATTATTTTATAAAATAGTAGTCAAATTTAATACGTTTCTCAACTATTGAAAATCAAAAGTACTTTAACAGCCAACCGAGCTGTTTATAACTACCTGCATAGCGCACCCACTAACAACTCCCATTTGTGAAAGATATTGTGGCTCTCGCCTTAATGATATAATTTGAATGCCAACTGTTGCCCTTAATGCTGCTTCAAATTGAATTGAAAGCGTGAACATATCCGAGATTATTTCTTGCCTTTCTATCATTGTTTTTTCGTGTCCGTCTTCTTTCCAAAATCCAATCAATAGATCACTTCTAACAATGTTTTGGTTTGCTTCCAAAGCTTGCGTGAATGGATATAAATGAACTTGTGGGTAAACATTTCCAAACTCCAAAGTGGTATCATAAGTTCTTCCATGAAAGAAAGAGCCTGAAGAATTAACGTCTTCAGAAATATTTTTAATAAGCTCAACTATTTGGTCAAATGTCATACGTCAAAAATTATTATCCCTTGATTCACGCTGCCAACATTCTCATTCGATTGATAAACTATATTGTCAAAAGTATAATTTACTGAAGCCAGCTTATTCATCATTTTTGTCTGCTTTGTGTTAATTGTCAACCTCAAATCCGACATTAAAAAAGAAAGTTCATCAGTCGAAACTTCAAACGAAGTATTATCAACGTGCTTTCTAACTCCACCCTGCGCTATGTGCTTACCATGCCACAATAAAAAAGATTTATAGCAGGCATAAACAAGATAAGGTTTCATAAACTGTCCCCAAAAAGTTAGCAATTCATTTGCAACCCATGAAGCGTTGACTGCTGGAGCTGCCTGACCTGAAGCAATTGCACCGTTTGCCTTATAATAAACAGAATTGTAAACCACAATTGCATTGTTTGAATAATTTGTAGCCACATTCCATTCAGCACCCTGCGTTCCTGCTAAAATAGTCTTCACTGCTGAAGCGATAGCATCATATAAAGTTTGAGAAACGGTGTCATAAAAATATAACTCACAGCTTTGCTCTATAAATGGGTTTATCCACTCATCTTTTATATTATCAGTCCAGCGTGGAACAATTGAAAGGTCACTTTTTTTAAATACTAAATTCATTATGCTGTTGGTGGTTTAACTCCGTAAATCATTGAATAAGAATTTTCATAAGTTATGTTGAATAGAATCATCAAAACCTGAACTTTCTGTTCCTGCGACATATTAACGTCAGTGACTATAGCCTGAAGGCTTTGTGTGCCACCCACACCAATAATTTGAGCGAGAGATATTCCTGTTCCAACGTCAGCTTTTGGAAGCGGTTCATATCCACCTAAAGCCCTAAGTTCATCATCAGTTAATTTTGATAAAACTTGGTCAGGAATATAATCAATAAGCTTCAACTGCTTTATTGAAAAATTAATATCGGGATAAATTGCACTCAAAGCATTTATCACAATTTGTTGGTCTTTTATAACTGAATGCTGAAGCGAAACAAGTGCGTTCTTGAATGTTTGGTTTGAACCCAATATGCTCGCATCTTCAAAGCCTGCAAGCACAGGTGGAATTTCAAACAGCCTGCAAACTTTTCTTCCTATTCTGTCAGTTATTTTTTCCAAGCCTGTCAAGATTTGTGCAACGTCTAATTGCTGAAGCGTTGGAACTTGCTCTTTCGTTTCAGCAGCCATAACCATAAGCTTCGCTCTACCACCTTTTTTTGCAGTGAAGCCACGAAGTTTATCCTTCATGACATCGGCTTCTGTCTTGCCTGTTACCGCATCTTTTATTGTATTGTCAAGCTTTCCTATTATTGTCAAAATTGCTGAAGGTAAAAAACCGTTTTCAAGGTTCTCCAATTCATAGCCCGAAAGCTCTGAATCTGACAAAATATCTTCTAAGCCTGAATAAGCTGGTGGTATTGGGTAATAATCTTGACCGATGCCTTCATTGTATGCGTAATAAAGCGTTCCAATTTGAGTACCTTTGTTTGCCTTCAATTCATTTTGAAGTTTAACTATTCTTTCCTGTGGCGTTGCCTTTGGGTTATATGCTTCAAATTTTTTATCATAAATTTGAAGGTAGTTGTCAGTATTTAAAGTATGGTTATAAATAAAATCACCGTCTGAAGTCTTTTTTACTTTATCAACAGGCAGCGAATAGATTCTATATGGAAGTCCTTTATTGTCAACCATTATCTTAAAACAAACTCCTTTGAATAGTGCTAAGTTTGGAGCAGCAACAGCAAGCAGTTTGTTGAAGTCTTGCTTTCCGTTAGCTTCCTTATCCGCTGTTGCTTGCAACATGAAGCCTTCACCATAAATGTAAGATGCTTTTCTGTCAATACAGATTCTAGCTGTTCCTGAATTCATAACAGCCTTTAAAAGCTCTCCCATAAAAGAGTTATCGTAAGCCTTGTTTGACTTATTCTCCCTTATGCGAGCTATCCTGTTTATAATTTCAAATAGCTTGCTCAAAGTATTGGTTTATTTCTTCAGCAGTGAATATTTTGTTAGCTTCTTCAGGGTTCACTTCACTTAGCAAAATTGAATCTTTGCCATTGCAGTGAACGCTTCCTATGAACTCGCTTTTTAATTTTAAGCCAGCATCTTTTTTTACTTCTTCAGTCTTGGTTTGCTTTGCCATGTTTTCAATATTTTTATAATAATTTTTTAACCGAGCATAACCTTCAAAATGCTGACTTTTGCAAGTCCTGCAAACGTCAATATTGAAGATTTTTTTGTTTTCATTTATGATCCACTCAACGCTTGTTTCTGCAAACTTGCCAAGCATTAATTAAACGTTGTTAGCTGAAAGAATATCTAGCACGTCTACCAAGTTTGGATAACCGTCAAGTTCTGTTCCACCGTCAACTTCATAGACATAGTAAAGCAATGCAGGAAGCGTTAGGATATTGACAGCAGTCAAAGTTACTGCAACTCCAATTTCTCCTTGCAACTCTACAATGTCTGCACCTGCTCCTGTTGATGCTTTAAGACCTAACTTAGAAGTTATTTTATTAACTCCATTAGGTGAATAAATCTGACCTTTTTCAATTCCATAAATTTTCACATCAGCTGCGTTTGTTGGAAGAAAAACGATAAGGTCTTCAGCATCCAGCAAGTCGTTAATTCGCTTCAATTCAAGTGCGCTTTTATAATACAGAATGCAAGTGATTGAATGCGTGAATGAATTTACATTTTCGCCAGCTACAGTTTCAAAGCCACCTGTATTTTTTAAAATAACCCCTTCGAACTTTGCAAGGCTTAAACCTGTTTCAATCGTCATGTCATAGTTTAACTTCCAGCCTTCAGTTGAATACTCTAAGTTTGGAAACAATGAACCAACGCTGTTGTCGTAAAATAATTTTTTGCTGCCAATATAAAAAAAGGAAGTTGCACCACCCACTTTTTTGTGAGAGGCACAACTTGCTTCGATGCTTGACAATTCAATGCAACTAGGATATGTCATAATTTTAAGCGCTTAATGCATCTAATTCAGCTATAACAGTAGCAAGCGCTGTGGCTGGCTTGTAAAGCTTCACAGGGTTATACATTTCTCCAATCATGGTAACTGTAATGCCTGTTGAATCTGCAAGCACAGTGCCTTCGCCACCTGCGCCTGCTGAAATATTTAACCCTCTGCTATCACCTAAGTCGGCAGCATAGAAAGGGTTTTTATCAATACCGTAAACTTTCATTTGTCCAGCTTCAGTTTCAATGATAGCAAACAATCTGTCAGAAATTAAAAGCTTTTCAATTGCTTCAAGTTCTGCCTGTGTTTTGTAAAATAAAACTCCAGCGAAAGTTTGGTTAAACATGTTCCTGTTTTCATTTGGCAAAGTTTCAAAGCTTGCAGTGTTCTTGAACTGCATTCCGTCATACTTTCCTAGCTTCTTTCCTGCTGATAAAGTCATTGCTGTTACTTCACCATTAGTTCCAAAAGTTAAAGAAGCGATGTCAGGCTTTTGTCCAATATAGAAACGTGATTTTACACCACCTACTTTTTTAATAGCATCGCATGAAGCTGCTAAGTTTGCAAGGGTTACGCAACTTGGATATGTCATAAATTTTTCTCCTTATTTTTTTAATGTGGGATGCATTCCTGCACCCCACTTATTTTATAAATCTTAACCGCAATAAACAACAAATTGCTGTGCCTGAACAAAAGCAGCTTGTTGAGTATATGGCGCTTTGATAAACATATCTTCGCTGTTGGCAGATAAGAAGTCTATCTTAACCATTGCATCAGGCGTGGTCACATCGCATCCCCAAACTAAATCCATTCCGTTACCTGCTATGATGCAGTTTTCAGCTAAAGGAACAAAGTTAATCTTCACGTTATTGTAATAATATTCACCGTTTGAAACTTGGAATAAATCCCTATAAGTTGCGTTAGTGTTATAAGTATTAATTAACTGAAGGTGCGAATGTGGAACAAACATTCCAACTGATGCAGCATAGTTAGGTTGCAATAATTTTGGTAAAATAGCAGCGTAAACTTTAGCGTATTCTGTTGCAATATTGGAAGCGGTAATCGCTGTTCCTGCAACTTTAATTCTACGCTTAGTTACTGAATAAGATAAAATTAACTTAGTGAAAATTCCATCAATAAAGTCAGTCGGTGCTGCTGCAACATAAGTTTGCTCTGCTGCTCCAACTGCGTTCTGTCCTGTTCCAGCGGTTAAAGCTGCAACTGTTACTTTAGTGGCTGCTGTTGCTGCATTCCAAAACCTACTCTCCATTAACTCCGCTTCAGCTGCTCCATATCTTGCTAAAATTTGTTTTTGATATTCATCAGTAACTTTAGGAAAAAAAGTATCAGCTGATCTGCTTTTACCCATGCGTGAATAAATAACACTGTTAGGCGTAAATTCATCATAAATCATAAACTGATAAGGCAATAAAATTTTATCTGCAAAAGTTAATTGACCTAAAGCATCGCCACTCGCTGGGCTTGGCTTATAAGCTTGTGTGCTTCTGCTGATGTTTGATTCAGTTAAAACCATTTGAGTATTTACGTTGTCAATGATTCGAACTAAGCCCTTCTCAATTGTTTTGTTCATGAATAAAATCTCATTAAAGATTTCTTCATAGAATTCACCTGTGAAAAGAATAGGAGAATAAACCACGTTAAAAGCTGCACCTGCAAATAAAGGAAAGGCAAGCGATAAAACTACCGAGCCAGCAAAAGCAAAGCCTGTGGCAACATTAGGGTCAACTCCTGTGAAAGAAGCGAACAAATTACCAAGCATCACCGCACTTAGCAATGTGACAAGGATTGAGGAAATTGATTTTTTCATGATTATAAATTTATTTATTTTTTACTTTTTGGAGCTGCTTTTACTTTTGGAGCTGCTTCTTCTGAAGGAAGCACTTCAAAGTCTTCAGGTTGAGCTTTGCCTGATTCTAAAAAAAACTGCGCTGTGCTGTTGGCTATTTCTCCAGCAAACACTTGACTTCTTTCACCATAGGGTTGAAGCTCAACCCCTTCTTTTAACTTTGCCATGCTTTGTTATTTATGAAGGTAATAAACTTCTCAACTTTCTTCTTTCTGCCAAGCCTTCTGCAGCTTTTGAAACAACAACTTGACGATTATCGCTTGAATCCAAAACTAAAGCCTTAAAGTCTTCAAGTTCTTTTTTGATGTCAGTGAATTTTTTATCGCTGCTGGCTTTTGCTTTGTTAAAGTTTTCAACTGTTGCGGTGAGTTCTACAACCTTATTTTCTGCTTCAGCTGTTGAGCTTTTCAAAGCATCTAGTTCAGCTTTCAAATTAGCGTTTTCAGTTTTCAAAGCTTCCAAATCTTCAGTCATAACAGCTGGCAATATTGACAAAATAACACCGCCTGCAACTTCAATTATTTGTCCTGATTCAGTTTCATAACTTCCGTCTGCTGCTGGCACTGTCATAGCTTCATCGCTAAATACAGCATCGCCCACAGCTGCTTCTTCCTGCTCTGTGGATATAAAAGCAATTGTTCCGTCTTTCAATGGAACGTTTAAGTTTTTAACTTTCTTTCCAATGGCTGCAATCATGTTTTCTATTTTTGCAAACCAACTTTTAACGTCTTCAGTTTTCATGGTATTTTTATTATTGTTTAAATTAAGTGCTTTGATATAAGCAAGCGCTGGAAGGTGCATCACCTTTTCACTTGTTTCAATTATTTCAGTGGCAAAGCCTAACGCTTTAAATTGCTGCGCTGTTATTGGTGCGTTTTTTTGCATGATAGCCTCCAAATAAGAAGCCTCTGCACCTGTGCGATTTACATAGACATTTACTATCTGTGATTCCAGCTGCTTAATTGCCTTATTGATTTGGTCTAGTTCTTCGCTTGTAGCCCTTTCAACAAATAAATTCTCAATGAAAGGAAAGTGAATAACAGGCTCTGCTGAAGCGTATACTTTTCTTATGCTTCCAGCTAAAAAAATAACTGAAGCAATGCTGTCGGCTTGCTTTGCGATAGTGGTAACCTGCTTGCCTGAATCAAGCAACATGTTATAAATATTAAAGCCTTCCTCAACAAAACCGCCACCGCTTTCAATTGTTATCTCTAGCTCTGTAGCGTTCTTATTTGCAGCCAAAAAAACAGCCATGTCAACCTCCGTAAAAGCTTCAAGTGGTTCATCCTCAAACAGACTAAAAAAATCCATTTCAGGTTTACCAATATGTCCTTTAATTAAAAGTTGTGCTTTCATTGTTGATAATTCAGTAACAAATCTATAAAGGTTTTTTTAATACATTTGTTAAAAGTACTTTAAGTATGGCAAAGGAAAAAAAATACAAAGAGTTTTCAACTATAAAATGCGAAGCTCCAACAACGCTGCACACTAAATTTAAAGAAAAGTGCAGAATGAAGGACACGCAAATGAACAAGGTTATTATTAAACTAGTTTCTGATTATTGCAACCAAAAATGAAACCGACAATTATTATTTTACTGCTATTTGCAAGCCTTAACTTGAAGGCTCAATCTGATTCTTCATCAAAGGAATTAACAAGCAATGGTGCTGAAAGTAAAGTTTTTGCTGTTGCATCAATTGTTGCCTTTGCAGCAGGAACTAACGCCTTGATTCATGGTGAGTTCACAAATGGTTTATTTATCATAACAATTGCCTTTGTGTTTCAACTTACTGCTTTAATTATTGACTTAGATAAACCAAAGCCAATAAGGAAGCAATGAGCGAGAAGCCAATTCTTTCAGTCAATTTTTATGATGAAGTCATGTCGGCTTCAATCATAAACCAAGCCAACGGTGAAATTCTTATGAGATTGCTTTGTGAACTGCTGGCAGAAAAAAAAGGCTTTGACCCTCTTATTTTCTACGCTGAAACTTTAGAAGAAAGAAACAAAAAAGTCGTTAAGCTTTATGAAGATATGCAGAAATATGTTAGTTAAGTTCTGAAACTTTTACAATTCTTGCTCTGTTTCTTTCAACTCTATTAATATCCACAACTTTGACAATTGGTGCAGGCATTGACTTAATCATTTGCTGCATGTCAAACATCGCATTGCCTGCGCTGGAAACTTTATCGAATGTTGCTCCACCGTCAGAAATCATAGTGCCACCACCAGCCATTTTAACAAGTCCGCTGTTCTTATTAAAGACTGTCGTTCCTCTCGAGCCTAAAGGTTCAACAGTTACTCTTTCCCTTCCTGAAGGGTTATCGCCAACCATTAATAAAGTCGGCTTTGAAGTATAGAAAGTGCCACCGCCTGCTGCTGCGCTAATTGTGGCAACTGCTGAACCAACTGATGAAATTGCCTGTGCAACTAGCACTCCAAACTTTGCAGCACCTGCTAAACCGCCTGTCAATAAATTGTCGGCACTTGGAGCTGAAGTTGCAGCCACTAAGTTTCCAATTGCAGTCCCTAAATTGATACCAGCGTTTGCCAAAGCGATTGCTTTCTGTGCTTCCTTTCCTGCTTGCAGGCTTGAAGCTAAATCATTAACTAAACCCATTGCAGTATTTACTAGCTGTTGCTTTGATTCCTTTTCAACTTTATCCAAGTTAACTATCGAATCAGTGTTCGCCTTTTTTATTTCAAGTCTTTTCTGTGCAATTGCTAAGTCAATCTGTGTTGTATCTTCAAAATTTGTGATCAAGTTAGCCCTTTCTTTTTCTAACTTGTCAAGCTCCAACTGTTCCAGCGCTGCATTGTATTGTTCCGTTGTTATTAAATTCTGTGCATAGGAATTAACAAGCGCTGTTTGTTCGGCAGCATAGAAATTATCTGTAGCTTCTTTTGCCTTCTCCCTTCGCTTATTTAAAGCATCAAAATAAATTTTAGTCTGTTCGTCAGCTTGCTTATCAAATTCATCTAAAAGTTTCTCATAAGTTGTTTGAAGTTTAGCAGCTGCTTTGTCAAGTTCTTCAAGTGCCTTAACTCTTTTCTCGGCTGCTTTAGTTTCTTTCTCGGCTGCTTGTTCCACGATCATATTAACCCTGTTTTGTCTGCGCTCGCTGTTGGCTTCAAATTCTGCTTGAATAATATCTCGAGCAGCATAGGCTTCAGCGAACTTTTTTCTCATTTCTTCATTGATAGTTCCTGCCTTCATTGCTGCCACGTTTTCTCTTGCTATCGCCTTCACTGTTGCATCTGCAATTTGAAACTTTCGCTCAACTTCTGCTTCTTCTAGCTTGGAAATTTTAGCAGCTATCTCCAACCGTTCTTGGTCTGACCTTGTCCTATCTTTAAGCTGCACGTTAAGTCCTGCCACTGCTTTCTCATATTGTGCCGATGTAATTATTCCGTCAGTCGTTGCTTCATCAATAGCATCAAATGCTTTAGCAATTGCATACCCTTCCTTTGCAGCTGCTGCCATTTCAGCTGTCATTTCTCCTAAGTCTAACCTAATGTTTTTAAAGTCCATAGCCACTATCGCTTTGCCGATGTCAATGAAAGTTCCAACAAGCACGTCAGCTGCTGCTGCCAGCCCTTTCATCGCAAACTCAATCTTCTCCACCACAGGCTCAAACTTTGTCAGCAATGCAATTATCCCACCAATTAAAATACTTAACCCAAGCATTGCACCTGTTGCCACAACTTGCATTCCTGCACCCATTTTTTTAACTCCGTCACCTGCTTCACCAAACGCATCTTTTGCAGTCTTGAACTTGTTTCCAATAGCGCCAATATCAACCCCGAACAATTTTATTTCACCTGCTGCTCTTTTGATTGAACCTTCATAATCACCAACGCTTCTTCTATTATCTCCAACAGCACCTTCGTTCTTTTTTAATTCATCGCTTAATGATTTCATTTGAGCCTGAAGCTTTCCACCAACAGCAGCGTTCTCCCTTTCCTCTTTCGACAGCTTGTTATAAGCTTGTGTCATATTGGAAAGGTTTGCTCTCATTTGGTTTATAGAACCTGAAGCTTGCATAAATGACTTAGCACTGTTGTCGATGCTTCTATTCAAGTCAGTTTGTTCCTTCTTCAATATGCGAAGTGCTGAAGCATTCTCAACGAACTGTGCAGAATTCTTTTCACCCTGCGCTACCATTTCCTGCTGTTTGCTTATAAGCTCGTCAATTTCTTTCGCAAGGTCTGCCGATTGCTTAACTGCTTCTGTATTATCAATTTTTACCGCAAAGATTACGGTGTCAACTCTTGTTTCCATTTATAAATAATTAGTCGATTTGAATTAAAGTTACGAAACAGCTGGCATTCTCCCCAACTTCGTATTGGTCAATTAAATTGATATAAAAGTGCCCACGAACGTGACCGCTGTCTTCAGTCTTGAAGTCTAGGAAAACAGGAACTGAAAAGTCAATGGTGTTATATTCTGCCCTTGACAACCTTATTAAAACCTTTAGCGCTTTTGAGTTTTTGAATACTGCTTTTAGTGCTTTGTAGTTGCTTAAAATTAATGAAGCGAAGTCTAAGCCATTAAAAGAGATTTCATTTGACTGTGCAGGCGCTGACTGCCCAAATTGAGTTACTAAATTTAAAGCTGTGATATTTGAAACCGCCAACTTCCAATTTAAGTCCCCTAAAGTCCTGCACTCGCATTGAGCCAGCTCTTTTGTTTGAAGCGCTCCGTTCCAATTAAAGCTCCTAGCAATTGCTGAAAATTCACTTTCAAAAATAACCCCTGTATTTGATAGGTTTAAGTTTGGATAAGCTATGCTTCCAGCGCCTGTATTTGTGAATGCTATTCTATCATCACTTTGGTCGTCTTTGTAAATAAATTGATTCAGCTGAAAGTAATTATCCCAAAAGTCAAACAGCAATTCACAAGGTTCGGTTAAGTCAACTTTGCTGCTCCAATCAGGTGCGCTGCTTATGTTTTCAATAAGGCTGTCAAGCTGCGTGAAAGTAACTATTTTTTTAAGCGTGTCGGTTGAGCAAATAATTGAGAACTGATTGAATAGCGTTCTTATTAATTCGCTTTGGTTGATATCAGGAAGCGCTCCCGATAGGTTTGTAAAATATTCCAAGCTTGTAGAATAAAGCTGTGGCGCTTTGCCTGCCTTCTCATTTGAAAGCCATATTTCACCGTTGGTGATATTTATTCCTGTGCCTGAAACATTTGTCAAATCAATTGCAAAAGCTGAAGAAGTTGTTGTGCCTGTTGGCACTAAAGCAGTTGTGAAATCAAAGTCATAAACTGTTCCAGCTGCTGCAATATTTACTGTGCCTATAATGAAAGAACCATGTGCCATAACAACAACCACGTCAATATCACCAGCGATAGCAAGGGTCGTATATTCAATGCTAAATTTGATTCTCCAATTTTTATAAAGGTCAGCAGGGTGCGAAACTCCAACGCCTGAAGAAAACCAAGACTTGCCTGTTATTGGAAAGCCTGAAACTGAAGAAATGTTTGTGTCCTGCTTAATTATATAATCGCCACCAACTGCATTCAATGGGCTGTTTGGGGTTACTCCCACCTGATCATAAAGTTTGCCATGAAAAGAAAAGCCTTCCATGTCTGCGAACCAAATTTTTTTTGAATAGATAGTCAGCATTGAATCCCACAGCGCCCTTTGTGCTGCTGGTAGATTATTCTGAATTGTATATCCAATTTCCGAAAACATTTTATTCACTAGATAGTCAATAAAAACAGCTGGCATAAAATCAGGAACATCAAAAGGTCTAGCTGCATCAATATACTCACCATACCATACGTTAGGAAAACAAACGCCTGAAGTATTCAAACGCCTGCTTGCCACTTCAGCAGGAAGCAAAGAAAAGTCCAAAGCTGAAAGGTCTAAATCTTGCAAGCTTTTATCGCTTATCCTTCCTGTCCAATCGCTGTTGTCTGAAAGAAGCACAATCTCAAACTCGCTTATTACATTCAATAGCCTTGCAGAACCTAAGCTGATAAGAACTTCTGTTTCATAAAGCTCAAACGTCAGGCTTTTGAACTGAAAGTTAGGCTTCACAGTTTGCTGCTCGCTAAAGCCCAAAGCCATGCAGTTGTTTTTTGTTTTGGGCACTCTTATAGTGTTTGAATACTCTCCCTGTCTTGAAGGCAAGTCCCCTAAATTATTAACCGCCTTTGTTAGCCTTATAGCTTCCTCTAAGCCTTCAATTAAAACGTCATTGATATAAAGTTTTATCATTGCTTTTGAATTAATCGAGCGATTGAATATTTGAAAATAAAGCTAACAGAAAAGAACCTGCTGTTCGATTTTTTAACAGTCCAGCTATCTTCTTCCAAATATATTGACCTGTATTTTTCTTTATTTGAAATGTCATTAGTAACCCACGCTTGGATTGAATTTTTTAAACTTGCCATTGCTGTTAAATGTTCTTCAGGAAGAAATTCTTGATTTACTATTACTGCATCTTCAACTATTCCTTTCGTATAGTTTCTTTTTTCCTTTGAAGAATTAACCCACTGCTTGCTTCCTGTTTGCGTGATTCTAAATTCTTTAACTTGGTTGAAGTAATAGCTTTGCCTTCCACCTTCCTGATTAACCCAAACTATGCAAGTTGAATCTTTTACACAGTCAGTAAATGAAGCAGTTGAAATACTTGCACATGGGATTGAATTAAAAAAAACTTCAAAGCTAGAGCCACTATTAAAATTAATAAAAACGCTACTTGTTAGCTTTGAAATAGAACCGCTATTAATAGTCAAAACTCCCAAAGCAGAAACGCTAACTCCTGTTTTTGCAACTGCCAAAGAATAGTCTGAATAAACTTCACCGTTGGGCTGCAACAATTGGAAAGAATAGCTTCCTGAATCTTGACAAAATGTAAATGTATTCTGTTGAAACTGCTGGCTGCAATCTATAACAGCAAACTTGTATTCACTTTGAGCTGTTCCGCCTTCGCTTATTGAATAGCGAACTAAAATCACATAAACCCCAATAGCCAAATTATCTAAATCAATTTCAACTTCTCCTGTTCCTGAATTAATTGAAAGCCATGCAAAATTATTTAAAAGTGAAAAGCCTGAAGCGCCTGAAGGATATTCAGGTGTCCAATTTTCGACAACTGCTGATTCTGTATAACAAAAAGTTTTCATGTTAATTTTGATAAAATATAGTTTCCTATAATCTGTGAATAAATTGAATCTTCGCTGTTAAATAACTCAATAACTCCAACCCTTAAAGGAGTTCCAGCAACTGCCACATAAGTCTTAGAATTTAAGTTTTCAATTGTTGAATAAGCACAATTTTTAACGCTTCCTAAAGGAAACAATGCACCGTCATTTAGCTTTAATCTATAATGGCAAAAAAGCTCTTT